TAGGGGTCGAGTGTTCGAATCACTCCGTCCCGACCATATTTATCAGTAACTTAGCCGAACTCTAGCCAGTTCGGCTTTTTTACGCGTAGGGACTTTTGCGGGGGGTCATCCCGTTTTCCTCCTCAGAATGGTCAATGCCGGCCCTCGGGAATCGGTGGTCGACGCTTTGTCTGCCGCTTCGATCAGTTGTCCGAGCTCTGCAGTTGAATAGTGGCTCGTAATGCTGCCGTTCTTGTGCCCAAGCAATGCTTTGCGATCTTCCAGTGTCACGCCTGCTGCACGTAGCCTTCTGCCAAAGGTGTGCTTCAGGTCGTGAACCCGGATCGAAATGAATCCAGGTAACGCCGGCCGGAGGTTCTTCTCCTGCCAAATCTTCCCGGCACGCACCCGGGCCTTCTTCCAAGCTGAATCATTCATCCTGTGCATTGCCGTGCCGTCATAAGGAAAAACCCATTCCTTGCTCTGGCCACGCTGCTTATCGATGACCGATTTCGCAACGCTGTTCAGTACCACTAGGCGATCTTCGCCATTCTTTACGCCCGACGAAGCATTCCTGCCGCCAAAGCTGGCCGGTATCAGGAAAACGCTGGTTTCAAGCTCGGGCACATAAATCTCCCAATCCCAGCGCAACTTGCAAACCTCCTGTTCCCGGCAGCCCGTGTTCACTTTGAATAAGGCCATCCGCTGCAGGTGAGCCGGCAACTCAGCGAACAACACCGACTGCTCTTCCCACGAAAGTGGGTAGGGCTTCCTGCTGCTGATCTTCTCGTCGAGCATCCGGATCATCGGTACCGACTCCAGCCACGGCCGTTTCTCCGCGTCGCGCCACTTCCTATGGCAAAGGTTCAGGATCCGGACGACTCGTTGCAGGGCAATATTCACTGTCCGGTTCGAAACTCCAGGCTTGATCTTGCCTGTTGCGGTCTTGCTCGGCGCCTGACGATCCTTGATGAACTTGGCCAGAGTCCCGTCATCGATGTGCGTTATCGGCAAATCACCGATGTACGGGTCGAGCTGCTCGATGTGTAGAGCAGACAATGCAATTGACGGCTGATCCTTGAATTCAACCAGGAAGCGGGTAGCGGCTTCACGCCAGGTTCGCACCTGGCGCACGCCATAGACCTTTTCCTGTCTGAGCTTTTCGAGCCGGTGAATCAGGTATTGCTCCGCTTCTTCCCTTTCGCTTGTTCCAGTGCTTTCCTGAAGTCGCTGACCTCTGACGACTTTGTCGATGTGCCAAATCCCGTTCCTCTCGTAGAGGCCGGACATTGTTTTTCGCGCCATTTATTGACTCCTTGGCGCCCACTGCGGGGCGGATTGTTGTCCTCATTGCTGGCTTTTTCAATTGCCATCGACTCGATGTAGGCATCTGCCCACGCGTCCAGCTCAAGCCTGTCAAAGGCAACCCCCTGTTTTCCAATGGGGAATTCCCTGACGTGAGGGCGAACCGTGTTCTTGAATTCAGCGCGGCACATGCCGAGATATGCAGGGGCCTCTGTCGCCCGGATGAAGCGTGGAGGGGTCTCTACGACCGCCGCCGATTTTGTGTTGGCCATAGGGATTCCTCGCCCGCCGTTCACCGGCAGGCTGGTAGGTGGATTGTGATAATCAGATGAAGGGAGTGAGGCGGGGTAAGCAGGTGAACTAAGGTTGATTGGTTCGCCTCGCCAGTTGCGTTACACAGCTCCCCTCCTGAAGTGACTGGTGAGGTGAACCCTTAACGGCGTGGCCCCTTGTAGCAGTACACGTAGGCAAACCAGGCGAGGGCGATCATGGTGTCACCCGCTTGAACTCGACGACCCAGACCCAGGGGTTGGCGCTCCAGGACTCGTTGCCGTTGATGGAGGACCAGAGCAACTCGAACGACTTGCTCGGCTCAGCGCTGTAGGTTTCGATACCTTCAACGTGATACCACTCGCCAAGCTCTGCATGGTCAGGGTATGGGCGCACACCTTCAGCAAGGGCCTGCTCTTCGCTGATGTCCTGCAACCGCTCGACGCGCACGCCGGTGATCTCCAGTAGGATGCGGCTGGCCCAGCGGGGCATGTGGATGCTGGGCTTCCATGTAGGCTGCTCCTGCTCATAAGGAGTCAGGCCATCTGCCGCATAAACTAGGTCACCAGCCTCGCGGGCCTGGTCCAGATCCACCATGTCGGCGGGCTGCAGGTATGGGCCGCGCTGAACCTCGAAGTGATCGTAGTACCAGGTCTCGCGCACCCAAAGGCGCTCGCCGCGCCGTCCATACGGGCAAGGTGCAAACTCTTCTAACTCCTTGGCGCACGCAGCCTCGGTCGATCCAAATACGCAGAAGCCGTAGCGCGGATCACGCTGGCCGATTGCGCTCCAGCGCTGGCGCTCACCGGCGGGAACGGAGGTGTCCTCGGTAGGAATCTGTCCACCTTTCACCGGGCGCCGCGTAACCGTTTTCCGGCCTTCCAGGATGGCGCGCACCATTGGGGCCGAGAACAAGATCGGCCGTTCCTTTATTTCAGGCATGACTGTTCCTTTGCCGCTATAGCGGCTGACTTTGAAGGGGGAGGGATTTACGGGTAGTTTTTGCTGATGCGCTTGGCGATGGCTTCGAGCTGCTCGGCCATGCCCCACATGTCGTTGTTGTCGCGGCGAGAGACGACCGGGGAGCGTTGGACGTTGCGATCGATCAGGATCTTCGCTGCCAGCAGGATCAGCCAGGCCTCGAACTTTCGGCGGATGAGGCGCTTCATGCCGCCTCCGAAACTGGCTGACGAAACACAGGTAGGGCGCCGGCCTGCTCGCGTACAGCCTTCATGCCCGCTTCGTCGTAACCCCAGATGTTGCTGTCGTTGAAACGCTCAGGTCCGAGATAGCCAGGGTGGATCGGTTCCCCGGTGCGGATGTAATCGCGAAAGGCTTCGACCACTGCGCGTAACGTGCCGCCATGACTGAAGCCGCGCCACCGACCGCCCCACACCGTTTTGTGGGTAAAGATGCGCTTGCCGGTGTAGTCGTCGATGAGCCAGACCTTGCCGCGCTGATCGACCTCCATGCTGGCGTAGCGGTTGCTGGCCTGACTGTAGAAGAAGCGGCGGCCGTGGTCGGCGATGACCCGGATCGCCTGATTCACCTGATCGGCGCGCTCGCGTTTCAAGGTAAGTTTGTTTTCTGTGGGCATGGGGATATCTCGTAGGTATAGTTCGGCGAAAAATGGATGAGTAATTTTATGAAAATAGACAGAGTCGTTTTTGGCGGTTGCGTTGGTCTATTTGCTGCCGGTGGAGTTTTCTTCCAGATTTTTGATAAAGCATTGGATGGTCAGTTTCTTACCCTAATGCTGAGCTTTGTTTCAGCTGTTGGAACTGTGGGCGCTGTTGCTGTCGCGATGCTGCTATCTCACAAAACAGAAAATCGACTGATTAAATCTGATTTGGTGATCGCAGAGTTGGAGGCCGCCCGCGTCTCACCGCTCCTTGAATCTCTAGTTAGAGAAACCCACTCGGCTCAGACCACGTTCCTGTTTAAAGACGATCATGAAGTAACGGTGGATTTGTTAGAGAAGTTAAGTTTTCTTGGTCGGCTGGCTAGCGGTATCGCGCATGAGAGTCTCGTGCGAATGGCTTGCTTGGAGCAGAACTGTGCTCACCGAATAGCGAGAGCTCTGAGCTGTATTGAAAGTATCGTTGTTTTGGTGGACAGAATAAAAGCAGTCGGATGGGACAATGTTCCGATGATGCAGAAAGTATTCTGGCATGGGCAGATTTACACCTCGATCGACGAGGCTCGAGACTTGTTGATGGTTGCCAGCCGCATTTGCCATCAGGCTTCAAACAGAGGTGCTCCAATGCCAACGGGCGAAGAAAAGTATGGTAACGAGGAGCAGGTCGATAGTTTAGTGGAATGACTTATTGAGTTCCGATTCTACGGGCACGAACCGGCCCTTCAACTCGGCAGACGCGGGTAGGTCAGGCAGCGGCTTGTAGCGCTTCAATTATCCTCTGACCTGCAAGTGGCGGTACCGCATTGCCTGCCATGTGCATGGTCAGCCGATGATTGTCCGGGCGCTTGGTGTCGGCGGGGAACGACATGGCGGCAAGCGCCTCGTTCGCCGAGAGCATTCGCATCTCATCGCCACGCACCAGGGCCCACCGGTCAAGCGTGGTGATGGTTCCGATCGGCCGGTTGATATCCCGCCCAGTCAGCCCTGAGCCTTTTCCGTAGTAGGGCATGATGAATCGTTCACCGAAGCGTTCTCGCCTGTTGCGCACGCGGTCAAGGGTGGCTTGGGCTCTGCCCGGTTTCTCTATTGGTGACCAGCGGCCGGCGTCGAAGTCGAGGAAGCTGTCGGCCGGCACATGCTGGCGTCGGTGAAGCTGCAGCATTAGTGGCGCCTTGCTCCGAGTGCAGACCAGAAACAGGCGCACGCGGTGCTGGGGCACGCCGAGATCAGCACAATCGACGACATGAGGTGCGATCATGTAGCCCAGCGCGGCCATCGCCTGTGACCAGGCGGGGTATAAAGCCCAGTCCGTGAACTCTTCGACATTCTCGACCAGCACCACCTCCGGCCGGTGGAACTCGGCGGCCGACACAACTGCCCAGGCTGTCGACCGGGATGAATCGTGCTGGGCATTACCGGACTTTTTGCCGCGTGCCTTCGAATGACCCTGGCAGCACGGCGAAGCCAGCATGATGTCGTGGGCCGGGACCTTCGACCAATCCGCCTGGTGAAGGTCCTGGCAGATGTGGATGGCTTCCGGGTGATTGGCGCTGTGCCACTCAACCGCAACTGGCCAGTGATTAGCGGCCCAAAGAACGTCGATACCGGCATTGCGGGCACCGGTGGACCATCCGCCAAGACCGGCGAATAAATCGATTGCTGTAGGCATGGGGCATCCTATGCCGGGCCATGCCCGGTCGGTGGAAATTGAATAGTGGCGACAAACAGTCGAATTCAATTAATTGCGAAGGTGTTTGCGAGCTGGTGTGCCGATCCGCATCCTTTGTTTATCAACAAGCTGGAGCGATACCGCATGAAGCGACTAACTGAGTGGGTAAACCTGTTCGCAGCAGTAATCCGCCTGGTTGATGTGATCAGGCGTACTGGATGGTTTTGAACGGCCGATTCAGGAGATAGGTTTCTGTGGGCATGGGATGCCTCACCTGGTGGCTTCGTGCGATCATTTAGGAAAAGTGACGGGGGTTACATGGATTCTAAAAGGAGCAAGCTTTCAACTGCGTTGACGAGCTTTTGGTTTTTTTCAAGCGTTT